TCTTTTTCAGTAAGTTCTAACTTTTCATCTTTCATAGGCAACCTCCTAATTTATACTTAACTAAATATCTGACTTAATATCGAACTCAATATTAAATTGGGCAAGTTTATTAATCGATTCTTGGAGTTGACAAATTCGCTCATTGACATTTTCTATCAATTCCTCAAATTCCTTAATATCCCTAACGCCTAAGAATAACTTCACATTAGAACTATTCAAATAAACAGTCTCTTCTTTTTCATTCATCCTATCTACCTCCTTACTATTTAGTTTTTAAAGTTCTTTAAATCCACTAAGAGGATTCTTAGTCTTTGTAACTTCTGGTACTATACCTTTACTAGCATCTCCATTCCCCCAAGTCAGCAAAGCCCTATAGTGGCTCTTATACCTACTCCCTTTACCATTTATGATATAGTTTTCTAAACTAACAATTTTATCATGTATGTATTTCTTCCCAAACTTGCTTATAAGTTTGTCATATTCATCTTTAGTTAGTTTTACTTTTTCTATATCTAAATCTAAAAATGATAGGTCTAAATAATCAGTTTTAGGTTCATTTTGTGGAGTGGTATTACTTTTTATATAAGTCTTTTTATTATAAGTCTTTTTACTAGTCGCCTCGCGACCTACCTGTTGGTCGTATGGCGACCTACCGTCTGTCGCCTCATGACCTATGTCGCCAGACGACTTACCTTTCAAACTCATAATGTAATAAACATTTGTATCATTTTCCTTTTTGTTTTTAACCTTGCGATGTACTTTTATTATTAAATTTTTTTCTTCTAAACTATTTATTGTTTTTTTGACAGTCGTTATTCCGCATCCCATTTTCTTGGATATTAATGATAAACTTGGGAAACAAGAACTTTCATCATCTGAATATCTTGCCATTACCATATAAGCCATTTTTTCGTAAACACTTAGATCCTCTCTATCCACCAAATCATTTTCCAGCCAAAACCATTCTTTTTTTCTTGCATCTTTCAAAAGATCCATTTAATCACCTCCCTTCCGAAATTACTTTTTAATATAATAACTTAAGTTTGTAATCATCAAGTATTAGATCCTCTTTAGTCAAAGTTTTATATGCTATTTCCTCTGTTTCTTTTTCATAATACATGACTAGTATTTCATTCTTTTCTACTTTTGTAATGATGCAATCAACTTTTGTATCAAACCTTATATCTTGTAATTGAACTGCTGTTCCTATTTGATTTTTATTAAAAGTCAATTTTTAAGCCCCCTTCCTATATCTTATTTTTTTGCTTTTATTTCTTTCGGTTTCTTGTTTTAACTTCTCAATATTTACGTCTATTCTTCCGCTTATGTATCCAAACTCTTGTGGGTTTATCTTTTTAAGAAGTTCAAGTTTTAATAACAAATCATTCGCTTTTTCTTTTTCTTGATTCATTCTAACACTCCTTCCTGTGATTCAATTATATTACGCTTTGCATACTATGTCAATACGCTTTGAGTTTTTATTTTATTTTGCGTATTTTTTTAAAATTTGTAATTGCAAAGCGTATTTTTAAATGTTATAATTATACTCATAAGGGGTGACGTTATGGAAAAACAAAACTTAGAAGATAATGAAAGAAGACAACGACTTAAAGATATAAGGCTTTCAAAGAAATTAAAACAAAAAGATTTTGGCAAAAAATTAGGTTTGTCTCTTTCGCAAATCTCTTCATATGAAACAGGGCATAGAAAGATACCACAAAGAACCATAAATGATATTTGTAGAGAATTTAATGTAAATGAACAATGGTTATTGCATGGAGAAGGTGAAATGTTCGTTGACATTACAGAAGATTTAGAAACTAGTGAAGAAATAAAAACTATGATAAAAAAGATATTTGCATTGGAAGATGAAGATAGAGAAGCGATAGAAAAAATAATTGACAATGCATATCTAAAAATCAAAAATGAAGAGTTATAAAAAGAGGTTATACCTCTTTTTATAACAATCCCCCAAGCCACAAAAATCCTATAATGCCTCTTCCCTTTGCCATTTATGATATAATTTTTTAAATCTTCCCATGTTATAGCCTTGTATCCTGTGTCATCATTTTCTTGCATGTAAAACATTACAACAATTTCGCCTACTTCTACTTCTGTGATGATGCAATCCGTTATGACATTAAATCTTGTCTCTTGTAGTTGAATCGCTTTACCTATATGATCTTTATTAAAATCTGAAATTTTCAAGCTTATCACTCCCCTTAAGTATTTACTGTTGTTATTTCTGATTCATAATGTCTTTATTTTCTTTTTTGAAATTACTTAATGCGTATGTACTGGAGATTATGGTTTCTATAGTTCTCCATTCAGTTGGTTCATTTTTTTTTAAATAATCTATCATCAAAGCTGTTTCTACTTTCTCTTTGTTTGAACAAATCATTTTTTATCCTCCTACACTTACTTTGTCGTTCAACTTATTTTAAGTATAACTACTTTGTCGTTAAAAATCAATATCTTTTTTATTTTTATCATGATTTTGTCGTTATAATTATTTTTTTAATGACAAAGTCGTGTTTTTATAGTATAGTAATGACAGAGGAGGATTGTAAAAATGGCAGAAGTTTCAAAAAAATTAAAAGCTAAAGAAATTGGAAAAAGATTAAATGAGTTAAGAACTCTTGAAAGACTTTCGCAGAGAGCGTTTGGGGAAAGAATTTTCTTATCACAAGATCAAATTTCTTTATTGGAAAAAGGAAAAAGAGTTTTGACAGAAAGAAGTATTAACGACATATGCAGAGAATTTGAAGTAAATGAGGAATGGCTAAGAAGTGGAAAAGGTGAAATTTATAAAGATTGTTTAGCTGACTTAGAAATTGATGATGATGTAAAAGAAATAACTAACAAACTTTATGAATTAGAACAAGAAGATAGAGATGCTATCTTGAAAATGATAGAATTATTGCAAAAGAAAAACAAATAGCAATAAAAAGAGGTTTGAAAATTTATCAAACCTCTTTTATTTTCATATAAAATGTTTCTATGCAATCTGTTAAAAAAACATAATCTTTTTTAGAAATTTTTTTCATTTGATGTATAGATATAGCAACTTTTTTCTTATTTTTAGTGCAATTCATTTTTGATTCAAGTTTTAATTCTCCCATAGAATCCCCCATATTTTCAAAATATTCTGATTTATATTTTTACAGTTACATTGCTTCTGAAAAATAACAGACTTCCCCCTTTTATAATTTTTAAATTTTTATCAGATACTAAATTAATGTTTTTTGCTTTTGTATGTCATGCCCTAGATGAGTTTGAAAATTTAATTGTATTCAATATTGAAAATTAAGATTTTTGATTATTTTTAAAAATATTTTACGTACGTAGTTTTATATGTATTTTATATGTATTATTTCGATATATATCTTCTTTATGTTACAATTGTAACACCTAATTTGACATTAGGCAAATGTCAAAATTTACCATTTTTGATTATTTTGTAAAATTTAATTTTACAAAAATAGAATTGTATACAATCAATATACAAAGAGAAAAATTTATACTTATATTTCTTTTTATATTGATAAATTTTGATAATTTTTTATTTTTTTTACTCCTGCTTAAATTTTTTTTAAAGAAAAATTAATTGGTAAAAATTGGAATAACATTTTTAGACATTTAGTATTGTATAGTTAACTCTATTGTTATAGTATTTTAGTTATACTTTTGAAAAGGTGGTGTGCTTTATGAAGATAAAAAAGATTCCAGAATCAGAACTTTTGGTAATGATGTACATTTGGGATAGTGAAGATGAAGAAGTTGCATCTACTGAAATTTTAAAAACATTAGGTGAAAAATATGAATGGAAAAAATCAACTATGTTAACTTTTTTAAGAAGGTTAGTTGGTAGAGGATTTTTAGAAGTTGTTAAGAAAGATAGATTTACATATTATAAAGCATTAATAGAAAAAGAAGAATATTTAAAAGTTGAGACTAAAAGTTTCTTTAGTTTCTTTCACAAAAATTCTTTTGAAAGTTTTATAAGTGCTCTGCATGATGATGAAGAAGTGTCTGAAAATAAATTAAAAAGTTTAGAAAAGTTTATTGAGGATTGGGAAGAAGATAAATAGAGAGCCAATATAATTTTATTTGGTTCTCTATCTATATATTTGACCTTCTATTTCCATTTTTAAGCAAATTTGTATCTTTTTAGGTAAATAACATCAAGTTTGTAATTAAAACACGTCAGACAAGCCTTTAAATGCTTTTAAGCTATATTTAATAAACTTTATTTTTATCAATTTCCTTTTTCCACTCATCAAAATTACAAATCCGATAAACTTTTCTTATTTTTGGAACTTCTCTAAGTTTTTCTTTGTCATATTCATATACATTTACTTTTTTTGTTTCAATGTATTTATTTTCTTCTAAAGTTTTAACAGAAGAAGTTATGATATCTAAATTATTTTTACTTTTAGAACTTAGTCCTATATTTTCTGCTATAAAACTATTAGTTGCAGGTTTAAAATTAGTTTCTGTAGTGATTGTTTTAAGTAAAAAATATACTTTTATTGTATTTGATTTAAATTTATTGACCATTTTTTTAAGCATTTCATAATTTATCAATGCAAATTTGTTTAAATCAATATTATTTTCTGACGGCAAACAATATACAATTCCATTTAGGGTATTTTCTATTTTTAGAATTTTAAAATCTAACTTCTCTAGTTTTTTTATATTTCTTTGGATTGTTGCTTTATTTACATTCAGTTCATTTGCTATTTCTTGAATATCAAGTTTATTCTTATACAAAATTCTATTTTTATGGGTATTAAAAATGTCACTATTTTCAGCACTCTTTATTAATAGTGCTCCATATTCTTTTATATAATATTGCTTATCTTTTAAACAATATGTTGCTATTGGTAAGTAAATTTCTTTCTGAATTTGTTTTCTGTTTTCAAGCATAAAAAATTCTTCATCTCCAATCTTTTATAAGAAATTATTTTTAGTAAGTGTTTAAAGTATACTAGAAAAATAAATACTAAAGTTTTTTAATATAAAAAAAGAATAGTTCAGAACATCTTTTCTAGTCTTTAATAGTTTTTAAAACAGTTTTTAAAGTCTTTAATAGTTTTTAGACAAGCTATAATAATTGGTATATCTAGGTTTCAGAGATGAAAGGTCATCATTTTAAGGGTCAAA